GACCTATTTGCATTGTTCATTTCTTTCTCTGGTTCTTTCAAAAATTCGAACATCCAACGATTGTTTGGCAAGTCAAACCAATAACGTGCCGGGGGCAACTCTGGTACACCATATGACCACCCCGCAGATTTTAATTTTCTAACCCGCTCGTATTCTTTTATTCGACTTTCGGTCAAATGTTTGTAATATGGTAGGCTAGGCCCAATCATCTTTCAATTTCTCCATTTTTACCATGACAGCGCCGGATGGCTTGGTTTCTCCGGCTTCCCATTTCTTGACCGTACGAGCGGTGCGAGTGAAGCGAGTGCCAAATTGTTCTTGCGTTTCATCAAGGGCGAAACGCAAAGCCCTAATTTCATCGGGTGTTAGCATTCAGCTTTCCAATTCTTTGATTTTAACTTTCAAGTTTTCAAGGGCTTGATCACTTGCTGCGACTCCCTTGCGTCCCATGACCCGAACCACTTCGCGTAGCTTTTCGGCAACGGTGGCTTTGTATTCGTCTTTCATCCTTAAACCTCCCTGTTTACCACTATAAGATAAGGGGAATTAATTCCCTTTACAAGCTCTTTTTAAAATTATTTTTGCGATTAACTGGATTTAGGTTAAGATACCGGCACAGCGACGTGGCTGGACAATCACGAGGTCGAAATGACAAACACAGATATTCAACCGGATGCAACCCTTGAAAGCATGATGGACGGTCCTACAGAAGACGTTTCAACAAATGAAGCACCCGTAGACGCCGCGCCGGAACAAACGCCTTTAGAAGTTGTGCCTGAACCTAATCAGGATAGTGTGGGTACGGTTGCCGCACAGGATGACGACGCAGAAACACCAGTGGACGAAACGCCAGAACCCGAACAAATGTTTACTCAAGCGCAACTAAATGAAATCGTTGCACAACGGGCGGACAGGGCAAAGCGTAGTGCAGCGCGGGAATATGAAGGACAACTTCAAAAACTTCGCTCACAGCTTCCACAGGATGCAAAGCCAGTCATTCCAGAACTGCCAGACCCCTATGAGGTAAGCGAGGCCGAATACAAACAGGCCATTGCTGATAGAGATCAGGCAATTATGAACGTGGCAGCATATGACGCAACGCAAAAGGCCGAAAAGGATCGGCAAGCACAAGCGGAAAATGCAAGGCAACAGGAAGCACAACAAAAATTCGTCGATAACGTGAACAATTATGAAGAAAAGGCCAAAGGTTTAGGAGTTGATCCTACTCAATCGGTCAATGCAATTAACCAGAACTTTGACAATAATGTTGCCGTTGGTTTGGTTAATCTCACTTCGCAAATGGATGATGGACCGTTAGTTCTGGACTATCTCGCACGAAATCAAGGTGAATTGGTTAATTTAGTTGGAAAACCGATGGAAACCGTAGCGTTACATCTTGCGACTAAAGTGTCTCCTAAAGTCAATGCCACACGGCAAGTAACCAAGGCCCCACAACCGGCTAGTTCGGTTTCTGGTGGTGGTGTGAACCCAATGAAAGCGGGTCCGCTATCATCCGAAGGGTCGTTTGATTAGGAGATAGCCAAGATGGCTAATAATTTCGACAGTAACGTCACTAAAAAGGTGATGCTCAAGGTTGCGGAAGCTTACGAAAGTCAGCGTAATCTTTCCAAAATGGTTAACACGCAAATGTTTGCGGGTGAGTTTAACGCAAACACAGGTGATAAGGTCTATGGCAAGCGCCCAACAGATTACACGTCTGTCCGCACGTCTGATGGCGACATTACAGGCCAGAACAAAGACATTGTGACTGGTCAGTTCCAAGCGACTGTGCAGGACATGATTACTGTTCCTGTTGAATACGGTGCGGTTGACGAAGCGATTAACATGGGTACAGACCAAAATCGTTTTTGGGATGACATTGCCCGTCGTCTGGTTGTTGATGAAGAACTTGATCTAACAGCCTTCACAATGGCGGGTGCTGGCCTGTCTGTTGGCACCGTTGGCACAGGCGTTACCGAGTGGGGCGAAGTGGCAGAGGCAGGTGCGCTTATGTCATCCACAGGCGTTTCAAAGTCTAAGAAGTGGTGTTACTTTGTTAACCCCTACTCTATGACTTCCCTTGCCAATCAACAACGTGGCCTTGGTGTCAACCCAGAAGTACAAACAGCTAACCAAGAAGCTATGATCCGTAAAAACTTTGCTGGTTTTGATGTGTTCGAAGCCACAACAATGTCTTCTTACACGACCGGCACAGGCGCTGGCCGTGCAGGTACAATTGCGTCTAACCCGGATGTAACTTACGTCACGGCCAAAGACACAATGCAACAAACCATTGCTGTGACAGCCTTCCAAGCAAACCTTGTCATTGCCGCTGGTGAAACAGTGACAATTGCAGGGCGTAATCGCTTGAACCTGTCAACGCGTCAACCAGTTCTTGACGCGTCCGGTGCGCCTGTACCGTTCACGGCTACGGTTGCACAGACTGTTACTCTTGACGGTTCCGGCGCTGGCAACTTGGTTGTTACGGGTCCGGCAATCTTCGAAGCGACAGGGGCTTACAACACTGTCGATAGTGCTCCGGTTGCAGCGGATGTTGTTACACTTGGCGGTGCAGCAAACACAGTGATCCAGCCTAATATGTTCTGGCATCCAGACGCTTTTGGTGTCGTATCTATCAAAATGCCTAAGTTGCATTCAACAGATACGATCTACACTTCAAAAGATGGCTTGCAAATTCGTTGTTCTAAATACAGTGATGGCGCAGCCAACAAGCAGGAAGTTCGTTTCGATATTCATCGCGCATACGGTGTTATTGATCCGTTCAAAGCTGGTCTGGGTTTCGGTACTCCGTAAACCTAATTAGGTTTTGGGAACGCTAATTAGGTTTGGCGTTCCCATTTCTTTCCCCACAAACAAGGGTAATCCCATGATTAAATATAAACGCCCATCCGGTTCGATTATCGAAGTCGGAGACACAGACGGAAACCGCGCAACCGCTGAAAAGTTTGGCTGGGTTCTTGTCGGTAGTGAAACAGCGGAAAAAGTTGATAAGACAAATCGCGTCCGACGCACGAAGGCCGAAATGAAAGCGGCGCGGCAAGCCGAAGATAACGAGGATTTTTAGGCCATGACCACAGCACAAGAAGTAATTCAAGACGCTTTAGCTGAAATTCTTGTGCAGGGTTCCGAGGCCCCACTAGAAGCGTCCGAGTATCAATCGGCTATTCGCATGATGAATGATTTCATGTTCGATTTGGATATAAACGGAACGTCACTAGGGTATACAGAAGTTTCAAACCTTGGCGATACCGTAACACTATCAGCCGGTTTGATTATGGCGCTTAAAAAGAACTTGGCGGTGCTACTCGCGCCGCAGTTTGGCGCACAGGTTGACCCGAATTTACAGGTCCAAGCCGCAAAGGGTGTCAAGACGATGAAAAAAGCGGGTGCATTTGTACCTGATCGTTATCATCCGTCAACATTACCTATCGGTGCAGGTAACCAATTTGCTAATGGCTCAGGCGCTTATATCAACCCGTTTTTCCCTAATCGACAAACTGAAATCTTGCGCGAAAATAATCAGGTTATTGCTGTAGAGGATGATACAAGTGGCCAATCAAACTAATGGTATTAAAAAATCAGCCTTCGCAGCTTTAACCGAAGCGCCCGATGGGGCTACATTTGACTTTGTGTCCAATGGGCAGAACTTTAAAATTCTAAAAAGTGACCTGTTAACAGGGCTTGGCGTTACCGGAACAATCGTCCAAGCAGGTGCCGTAACAGGAACACCCGTTCTTGATGTTAGCGGAACAATCAACAATATTCGCAATCTGGAATTTGGCGCGGGTATCAGTGGCGCGGTTAGTCCTGAAAACGGCATTTCGATTGCGCACAACTTTACACAGGATTTAACAGGGTTACCTGTCCTAATTAACCCGACAGAAGACAGCCCCACGATTGCAAGCCTGACAGGTTCGGGCGGCATTACCGTCACCGCAAGCGACGGTAACATTGATATTTCAGGTGACGCTGCGTCATTTTCGCAGGTCGTCATTGTCAAACAATCGTCTGATTTGGCCGGGACGCTGGATAGCACGAAGGTTTATTACATTGACGGTGTTATTGACATGGGCCTTCAATCAATTGAGGTGCCAGCCGGTGGCCTGTACTTAACTGGATTTAACTTTGATGTGTCCAAGCTAACGTCCAGCGCGACAGGATACACGATGTTCACAAGCCCCGTTGGGGGTTCTGGCAATCTTCTCGGGACTGGTTACGGCATTGAGGTTACCGGGTCCGGCTCAAAGGTTTATGATCTAGTATCGGCCACAGGTGACGAGGCGTTTGAATTCAGCATAATTAACTATAATAATTGCACCAGCCTTGGCACGATTGACAACTACCGCCAAGGGCTAGAGTTGGGAACGGGGCGTTTCGGTGGTCAACCTTCCCTTGAACTAAAGGGTGTTTGGGCTGGCGGCTATCGTATCACGACAAGCATTGTCCGAAGCATTGACGACGCCATGACCGAGCCACTGTTTAAGG